ATGGTGAACATGGATGGCGTGATGAAGCGGTGGAAGGACGCGCCCCTGCAGGAAATCATCGAGGAGTGCTGCAGGCAGGACCAACCTGGCCACCAGGAGTTCTACCTGAAGTACGCGGAGCCTGTGATTCAGCTTCGTCACGCGATGGCCAGCGAGAAGCTGATCGAGGAGCAGCGGGCGGCCGTTCAGGAAATGAGGGACGCCACTGCGGCGCAGGAAGATGTCGCCAAGAGCACGCGCAGGCTTGCCTGGGCCACGATCATCCTGGCATTCATCACCGCCGTGATGGCGGTACCCGCCTGGTGGCAACTCGTCGCTCAGAGGGCCGGCTCGGCTCAGGCCGCGACTGTGGAGCCGCCGGCTGCGCCGGCACCTGTCAAGGCTGAGCCGAAGTGAACCCGAGGGTCAGTCTCAGGCTCCAGGCTCAGCGCCTGGAACCTGAGGCCGCGGCGCGCGCTGCTTCGCGCCCGGGCGGTAGACCTCCTCCATGTCCTGCCACTGGCGTTCGCGCACCATCACCGGCGTGGCGATCGCGCGCTGCTGCTGAAGGATCGCCTGGCGCGAGGGCCCGTCCACCACGATCCGGCAGGCGCCCTTGCAGACCGGACAGGCCTGCACCCCCTGCAGCTGGCCGCAGCCTCCGCACCAGTCGCACCAAACGGCGCGCGGCTTTGCTCGACCTTCACGACGAGCATCGCGTGCAGCACGGTGCCGCTCTCCGATGCAGTGAAAGCACTTCCGCGGCTTCGGCGGGATCGCGGACTGGCAGCGCGGACAATCCGCCAGAACGAACCTTTGCACCATGTTCGCACGCTATGATCCGGCAACAAAGGATTCAAGGTGGACTTTCGCCTGGTGCCCGAGGTGTCAGTGACCGTCCCGAACGGGCCGGCGCTGCTGAGTAGCCTCAACGCCCTGGCCAAGGAGCAGATTCCCTTCGCCTCAGCGGTCAGCCTCAAGCGCATGGCGGACATGTCGGTCCAGCGCGCTCGAGGGAAGATGAGCGAGCGCTTCACCCTGCGCAACAAGAACGTCCCGCGCGGCATCACCTACGAGCCGCGCCGCGGGCCCAACAAGCGGGACTGGCCGAACTTGAAGATGTTCGTCGGGATCGACGAGCGCTTCTCCTTTCTCGTCCAGCAGGAGATCGGCGGCCGGAAGAAGGGCCGCGACGGGGGCCGCGTGGCGATCCCGACGCTGGTGGTGCACAAGGGCCAGCGCACCGGAACGGGCAAGCTGAAGAAGCTGGTGCGCCCCAGCCAATTGCCCGACAAGTACGAGGTCGGCCAGGTGCTGCGCGCCAATACCAAGCGCCTTCCGCGTGGCCTGACGATGTTCTACCTGCTGCGGCCTGAGGCCAAGATCGAGCCGCGGCTGCACCTGCGCGACGACGTCGAGGAAACGGTCGAGCAGACCTACGATCGCGTCTTCAGCCAGGAGCTCAGCGCTGCTCTCGCAAGCAGGCGCAGTGGCAAGAAGAAGTACAGCAGCGAGCTCGGGCGCATGCGCTACCTGCGCGAGCGCTCAAAGTTGGGCACGCCCTGGAAGTAGTGAATGATTGATTGTCAGATCCGTTTCATGGCACTATCACAACGCGCAAGCGCGTCACCGCAACGAGCATGCGCGAGATGATCAAGTCGATGAGAAAGGCCTCCCATCTCACAATTAACCGCATGCCATCTCCCCTACACCCCCACCCCATTGGGTCCTTCCGTCGACCTGGCGCAGCGGGTGACGCGCAGCGCTCAAAACGTCTAGTGCCAGGGCCGCAAACGGGTTTACAAATGCCAGGGCTTGTATCCTGATCCCACTGGCCCGCCGGCCGCACCCCCCACGACCGAACCTCCCCGCCGCAGAGGCCGGGGCAAGGCAAAGCCCGACCAAGAGGGCAGGGTCGGAGTGCGCGCCCTGGCGATCCTCCTGAAGGTCTCTCCGACCGCGGTTTCGAAGGCCATCGTCGAGGGTCGGATCCGGAACTCGGTGAAGCGCGACGCGCGCGGCCGCCCGCGCATGCTGCCGGCGGAGGCCATCGCCGAGTACCAGGCGAACACCAACGCGGCGAAGCAGCGCGATCCCGCCGTCGTCGGCGCCGCCGTCGCCGCCGCCCTGCAGGACCGGAAAGGTGACCCGCAGGCAGACGACGACCTCTCCCTCAACGCCTACCGCACCGAGCGCGAGAAGTACCAGGCGCGCCAGGCGAAGCTCGACTACGAGGAGTCCGCCAAGAAACTGGTCCGCGCCGACGTCGTGCGCGCCGAGGTCTTCCTCAGCTTCCGCACGCTTCGCGACCGCGTGATGCAGACCGTGGATCGGATCAACGCCGACCTCGCGGCCGAGACTGATCCGCGCAAGGTCCGCGCCCTACACCGCGCGGCCATGATCGCCGCCCTCGAGAGCGCCGCCGCGGAGGCGGAGAAGCGCCGCTAATGGCCAGGCGCGCCCCGGAACCGCCCGGCCAGGGCTTCCTCGAGTTCGCCGGCGAGGAGCCGATCGAGGGCCTGGGCGACGCCGTGCAGCTCGTGCGGTCCACGATCGCCCAGGCGCTGCGCCCAGACCCGCAGCTGACCGTGAGCGAGTGGGCGGACGAGCGCCGGATGCTGACCTCCAAAACCTCCCCGGAGCCCGGCCAGTGGCGCACCGACCGCGTGCCCTACCTCCGGGCGGTGATGGATGCGCTGGCACCCACCGATCCCTGCGAGCGCGTGGTGCTCATGGCGGGCAGCCAGGTCGGGAAGACCGAGGCCGGCCTGAACTGGATCGGGCACACCGTTGACCTCTCGCCCGGGCCGATGTTCCTGGTGCGGCCGACGGTGGACATGGCCAAGCGCTTCTCCAAGCAGCGCCTCGACTCGCTCTTCGAGGACACTCCAGCGCTGCAGGGCAAGGTGCGCGAGCGCCGTGAGCGGGACTCGAAGAACACCCTGCTCGTGAAGGAGTTCGAGGGAGGCATCCTGGTGCTCGCCGGCGCGAATTCCGCCACCAGCCTGCGCGACATGCCGGCCGGGCGGGTGTTCCTCGACGAGGTGGACGCCTTCCCGGGCGACGTGGACGGTGAAGGCGACCCGGTGCACCTGGCTCTGACGCGCTCGCGCAACTTCGGTCTGCGGCGCAAGGCCCTCCTCGTCAGCAGCCCGACCATCGCCGGCCGCTCGCGCATCGAGCGCGAGTACCAGCTCTCCGACCAGTCGCAGTTCCACGTGCCCTGCCCGGAGTGCGGCCACTTCCAGGTGATCCGGTGGAGCAACCTGAAGTGGGACAAGGGTAAGCCGGAGTCCGTGGCCCTCGCCTGCATCAATTGCGCGGTGATGATCCCCGAGCACAAGAAGACGTGGATGCTCGCGAGCGGCAAGTGGATCGCGCAGTTCCCGGAGAAGTCCGAGACCGTGCGCGGCTTCCATCTGTCGGCGCTCTACTCGCCGATCGGCTGGTACTCGTGGACCCAAGGTGCGCGCGAGTGGGAGGAAATTCACGGAGCCCAGGTCGACTATCCGCGGTGGCGGCAGTTCGCGAACACCGTGTGGGCCGAGACGTGGAAGGAAAAGGGCGAGGTCCCCGAGTGGGAGAACCTTTACCGCCGGCGCGAGGACTACAAGCGCCGCCTCGTGCCAGAGCGCGCGCTCATTCTCACCGCCGGCGCTGACGTGCAGCGCGACCGGATCGAGGTGGAAGTCGACGCCTGGGGCCGCGGCCTGGAAAACTGGCACATCGACTACCGCATTTTCATGGGCGACACCAGCGACAAGGGCCCCAAGGGTCCCTGGGCAGCGCTCGAGGAGTTCCGTCAGGAGACTTACGAGCACGCGCGGGGCGTGCGCCTGCCCATCCGGCTGCTCGCCGTGGACGCCGGCTACAACCAGAACGAAACCCTGGACTGGACCCGCGGCAAGTCCTTCAACCAAGTGATGGCCGTCAAAGGTGACGATCTGCCGGCGCCGGTTGGCCACGTGAAGATCGTGGACGTCACGCTGCGCGGGCGCACCATCCCGAACGGCGCGCGCTTCATGCCAGTCGGCGTCGGCCGCCTGAAGGAGGAGCTCTACGGCTGGCTCCGCCAGCCACCGCCGCTCGAGAAGGCCGATCCGTTCCCGCGCGGCTACTGCCACTTCCCGCTCGAGTGCGACCAGGAGTACTTCCAGCAGCTCTGTGCCGAGGAGCTGCGGCCGAAGACCATCCGCGGCTACGTGCGCTTCCTCTGGGAGAAGATCCGGGACCGCAACGAAGTACTCGACGCGCGCATTTACGCCCGGGCGGCGGCGTACGTGGTGGGCCTGGACCGGTGGACGGAGGAGGATTGGGCGGCGATCGAGAAACAATTGTTCTCAGAAACCCCGCCGGATGGCGAAAAAGATGCCTCTGGCAAACCGTCGCGCCGGCGCGGAGAGTACCAGGGGAGGTTCCGAGAATGGCGTGGACGCAAGAAGACCTGAGCAAGCTCGAGGCCGCGCTGAAACTAGGCGCGCTGCGGGTGAAGTACCGCGACCGGGAGATGACCTACCGGAGCCTCGACGAAATGAACCAGCTCCTCAACCAGGCGAAGAAGGAGCTCGGCCTGATTGCGCCGGTGACGCGCCGCGTTGCCCAGATCTCGAAGGGCATGTAGGCCGTGAGCGAGCGGCCCCGCATCATGCGACCGCCGGCCAGCCGGCAGATCGTGGTCAAGCCGACGCCGTTCGAGCGCGCGCTGTCCGTGATCAGCCCGGAGCGCGCCGCGCGGCGCACGATGGCGCGGTTCCGCTACGAGGTGCTGACGCGCGGCTACGAGGGTGCGACCGCCGGCCGGCGCGCCGGCGGCTGGCTGGCAACCGACACGAGTGCCAACGCTGAGTTGATGACCGCGATCGCGCGCCTGCGCGCCCGCTCGCGCGACCTGGTGCGGAACAACTCCTACGCGGCCGAGGCCGTGCGCGTGCTGACGAACAACCTGGTCGGCACCGGGATCCTTCCGCAGTTCGGCCACCAAGATCCGGATGCCAAGCTGGCGGCCAAGGCCATCTGGAAGCGCTGGGCTGAGACGAGCGAATGCGACGCGGATGGCCGCCACGACTTCAACGGCCTACAGCGTCTCGCGGCGCGCAGTCTTTTCGAGTCGGGCGAGTGCGTCATCCGGCGCCGGGCGCGGCGGCCGGGCGACGGTCTGATCGTTCCGATGCAGCTGCAGGTCCTTGAGCCTGACTTCATCGACTCCTCGAAGGACGGCTACGAGAAGAACGGCACCACCCTGATCCAGGGCATTGAGTTCGACCAGCTCGGCCGGCGGGTGGCCTACTGGCTGCACCGCACCCACCCTGGCGACCGCGCCGCCTGGCGCCGCGGCGACAGCGTGCGGGTGCCGGCGGGCGAGATCTACCACCTGTTCGAGCAGGACCGGCCTGGCCAGGCGCGCGGCGTGCCGCGTGCTTCCTCGGTGATCATGCGCTTGCGGAACTTCGACGAGTACGAGGACGCGCAGCTGCAGAAACAGATCATCGCCGCCTGCTTCGCCGCCTTCGTCGTGGATGCCACCGGCACGAACGGCGATCCTTCGCCGAGCAGCTCCTCGAGCGGCACGGCCATTGACTCGATCGAGAGCGGCACGATTGAGACCCTCCCGCCTGGCAAGGACATCCGGTTCAGCGAGCCGCCCACCGTCGAGGGCTACGGCGACTACGCCTCGCAGGTCTTGCACGCGGTCGCGGCCGGCTACGGCGTGCCCTACGAGATGCTGACCGGCGACTTCTCGCGCGTGAATTACTCGAGCGCGCGCATGTCGATGCTGCGCTTTGGCCGCCACATCGACGTCCTGACCTGGATCACCTTCATTCCGCAGTTCTGCCACGCGGTGATGCAGGACTTTATCAACCTCGCTGAGACCGCCGGCGTGCTGCGCGATCGGCCGTCCGTGGCCTGGCGCCCTCCGCGGCGCGCGCTCGTCTCGCCGAAGGAGGACATCCCGGCCATCAAGAACGCGGTGCGCAGCGGCCTGATGACCCTGCCCCAGGCCATCCTCGAGGTGAGTGGCGAGGATCCGGAGGAGCAGCTGCTGGAGATCGCCGACTTCAACTCCCAGCTCGACGCGCTGAAGATCATCCTCGACACGGATCCGCGCAAGATCGCGCTCGCCGGCGGCGAGCAGCCGTCCGTCACGGTCGAAGCGAAGGAGTAGCGCACCGGCGAAATGTTCGCCATGGAGCGCCATGGAGCGCGATGGAGCGCGATGGCGCGCTGAGATTTCCTTTCACGATCGCCCTTGACTTGCTTGGTGGCCGTGTTGAACAGTCGAGGGCGATGACGGGAACCGCAGAAGCGCGCGTGCGGATGCCTGCCGCCGGAACGGCGACGGTGCAGATGCCCACGTTCCACCGCGAGATGGAGCTCGTGCCCAGCAGCTGGAACGACCAGCAGCGCACGGTGGAGGTCATCTGGTCCACGGGCGCCCGCGTGCTGCGCGCGACCTGGGGCTGGGACTCGGTCGAGTACTGGGACGAGGAACTCTCCCTGGATCCCCAGCACGTGCGGATGGGCCGCCTCGAAAACGGCGCCGCCGTGCTGGACAACCACCGCCAATGGGGCGGGGTCGGCTCCGTCCTGGGCGTGGTGGAACGGGCCTGGCTCGCCAAAGGCGAGGGCCGCGCCGTGCTCCGCCTCTCCGGCCGCGACGAACTCGCCGGCTTCCGCCGCGACGTGGCCGAGGGCATCGTCCGCAAGATCTCGGTCGGCTACCGCGTGATGGAGTACGACGAGATCGAAGAGGAAAAGGTCAAGGAGCGCAACGGCCGCCGCACGTACCGCGCGGTGGACTGGGAGCCCTTCGAGATCTCCTTCGTCACCGTGCCCGCCGATGACGCGGCTCAAGTCCGCGGCGCACAAGCGCCGGAAACCCATTCCTGTCTCGTTCGTTGCGCCGCACCGGCGCAGCCCGCCCCGTCTGGGGAACAAACCATGACTCGCACTGCCACTCCCGGCGCTCAGCCGGCCACTCCCACCCCGGCTGTGCCCGCGCAACCGGCCATTCCCGACGGCGCGCAGCGCGCCGCGGAACCCGCGCCGGCGCCGGCGGTCTCGACGGACGCCATCGCCGACCAGGCCCGCGCGGCCGAGCGCCAGCGCACCGAGCTGGTGCGCAGCCTGTGCGCCAAGCACGGACTCGAGCGCGGCGTCGAAGACGAGCTGCTCAAGAGCAACCTGGGCGAGGACGCGATCCGAACCAGCGTGCTCGAGAAGCTCGCCGAGCGCAGCGCCGCCACGCCGATCGCCGGCCAACTCCGCGTGACCGTGGACGAGCGCGAGAAGGTGCGCGCCGTCGTCTCCAACTCGATCCTCCACCGGGCCTTCCCGGCGCAGCACAAGCTGATGGAGGGCGCCGGCGACTTCCGCGGCCTGTCCCTGCGCGAGCTGATGCGCGACGTGCTCGAGCGCGAAGGCGTCCGCACCCGCGGCATGAGCCTGAACGAGCTCACCACCCGCGGCTTCCATTCCACGTCGGACTTCCCGCTGATCCTGGCCGACGTGGCCAACAAGTCCATGCTGCAGGGCTACGCCGCGGCCCCGCGGACCTTCCTGCCGTTCTGCCGCCAGGCGAACGCGCCGGACTTCAAGGACGTGCACCGCATCCAGCTCGGCGAATTCCCGAAGCTGGAGAAGGTCGGCCAGTCCGGTGAGTTCAAGTCCGGCACGATCAGCGAGAAGGAGGAGAAGTACCGCCTGGCCACCTACGGCAAGATCGTCTCGATCAACCGCCAGGTGATCATCAACGACGACCTGGCCGCGCTGACCCGCATCCCGCAGACCTACGGCTGGGCTGCGGCCGACCTCGAGAGCGACACCGTCTGGGGCATCATCACGGCCAACGCCGCGATGAGCGACGCCGTGGCGCTCTTCCACGCCAACCACGGCAACCTGCAGACCGGCGCCGGCTCGGCGCTGGCCTTGGCCGGCCTGTCCGCGGCGCGCGCCGCGATGATGAAGCAGAAGGCGCTCGACGGCAAGAAGTTCATCATGGTCACGCCGAAGTACCTCCTGGTGCCGGCGGCCCTGCTGACCACCGCCGAGCAGCTGACGACCCAGATCACCGCGGCCGCCAGCGGCGACGTCAACCCCTTCCAGGGCAAGCTGATGCCGATCGGCGAGCCGCGTCTGGACGCCGCCTCCGCGATCGTCTGGTACCTGGCCGCCGATCCGGGCCAGGTCGACACCATCGAGTACGCCTACCTCGACGGCGAGGCGGGCCCGCGCGTGGAGCAGCGCCTCGGCTTCGAGGTCGACGGCCTCGAGATCAAGATCGCGATGGACTTCGGCGCCGCCGCGGTCGAGCACCGCGGGCTCAACAAGAGCGCCGGCGCGTGATCCCACCTGCGGACTGGGGAGGGCGCAAGCCCTCCCGGCCCGCACACTCCAGCCAACCACACCTGCATGAAGAACTACATCCAACCCGGCAAGACGGTCAAGATCGTCGCCGCCGGCACCGTTCTGAGCGGTGCCGTCCAGCTCATCGGCCCCGATCCAGGCGGCCTCGTCGGCATCGCTTGCCACAACGCCCTGGTCAACGAGGACCTCGAGGTCCAGGTCGAGGGCTGCTTCGAGGTGACCAAGAAGACCACGGACGTGGTGGCGGTGGGCGACCCGCTGTACTGGGACCTGTCGGCCACCGAGTTCACGAAGACCGCGACGGCCAACACCCTCGCGGGCATCGCGATCACGGCCGCCGGCAACGGCGTGACCACCTGCGTCATCCGCCTCAACGGCTCGGCCGAAGGCGCCTAAGCCCTGACCGATGACCTGGCCGGCCGCCGCCGCTGCGCTCGGAAGCGCGTGCAGCACCGTCTTCGGAGGGAGCGTCCAGCTCTCACCGAAGGCGGGCGGCGGCCCGCACACCATCACGGGGATCTTCGACGAGAACCACGTCGCGGTGGACGTGGACGCCGGCGTGCCGGTCTCGAGCCTGGGACCGGCCATCGGCGTGAATCTCGCCGACCTGCCGGTGGCACCCGTGAAGGGTGACACCTGGACCATCGGCGGAACGAACTACCTCTGCACCGACGTGCAGCAGGACTCCGAAGGCTTCGCGGTCCTCCTTCTGCAGAAGAAGCCCCAGTGAGCGCCGAACGCAAGCAGCTGCGCGCCGCGATCGTGGCGCTCCTGAAAGCGAGTCCGGCGACGGCCGCCGGCAACCGCGTCTTCGCGAACTCCGCCGTCCCGCTCGCGCAGCAGGATCTGCCCTGCATCCTCGTCTACCCGAAGAGCGAGGCGGCCGAGGAGTTCGACGCGCCGCGCCGCTACCGGCGCAAGGTGCAGATGGTGATCGCGGTGGCTGCCGAGCAAGGCACCGCGCCCGGCGCGGCCGCGCTCGACGACGTGCTCGACGACATCTGCGCGCAGATTGAGACCAAGATCTTCCTCGATGAGCTGATCGGCGGGAAGGCCGCCGACTCGATGCTGACCGGCATCGAGTTCGATTTCTCCGGCGAAGGCGAGAAGGCGATCGGCTGCGCTCGCATGACCTTCGAGATGGAGTACTTCACCGACGCGCCGGTCGACCAGTCCGGAACCTTGGAGCCGCTCGAGGAGGCCGGCACCAAGTGGGACATCCCGCCGAGCACTCCGCCCTCGGTGGATGCCGAAGACCTCATGGAGCTGCCGCAGCCGTGATGCACGTCAAGCCCGCCCGCGAAGGCCTGATCGTTCTGGATCCGGCCACCTACACCCCGCTGCCCACCGAGGGCGCGGAGGTCCCGGAGACCTCGTACTGGCAGCGCCGTCTTCTCGACGGCGACCTCGTCCTCGTGACCAAGTCCACCGCACCCGCCGCGCCGAAGGGCGCCCGCGCCCCGAAGGAGTAAGCCATGGTTTCTTTCAACGGCATCCCGAGCACGCTGCGCACCCCGCTGGTCTTCATCGAGTTCGACAAGACCAAGGCCCAGCAGGGTCCGACGATCCAGCCCTACACCGCGCTGGTGCTCGGCCAGCGCCTCACGGCGGGCACCGTCGCGGAGAAGGTGCCGACCCTGGTCACCAACGCCGACCAGGCCGCGCTCTACTTCGGCGCCGGCTCGATGCTGCACGGGATGGCCCGGGCGCTGTTCGAGAACAACCAGGTCACGAAGGCCATCTTCTGCGCGATCAACGACGCCGGCGGCGGCGTGAAGGCCTCGGGCACCCTGACGTTCACCGGCCCGTCCACGGCCGCGGGCACGCTCTACCTGCACATCGCCGGCTACCGCCTGCTCGTGGCCGTCGCGAGCGGCGCTTCCGCGACCACCATCGCCACCGCCGTCGCGGCCGCCATCAACGCCGCCACCTACCTGCCGGTGACGTGCACCTCGAACTTGGGCGTGGTCACCGTGACCGCGCGCAATGCCGGCACGCTCGGCAACTCGCTCGACATGCGCGTCAACCACAACGCCGGCGAGAACCTGCCGGCCGGAGTGGGCCTGACCGTGGTGGCGCTCACCGGAGGCACCGGCGATCCGGCGGTCACCGAGTTCTGGCCGATCCTGGGCGACGAGCACTACAACGTCATCGCCTTCCCCTGGCTGGACTCCACGAACCTCTCTGCCCTCGACACCGAGCTCGAGGACCGCGCGGGCCCGCTGCGCATGATCGAGGCGATCGCGGTCACCGCGAAGAACGACACGCACGCGAACCTGATCACCTTCGGCGACGGCCGCAACTCCGGCTACGTCACCACCGTGGGCATCAAGGGCAGCCCGACTCCGCAGTACGAGCGCGCCGCGGCCGTCGCGGGCATCATCGCCCTCCACGGCAACATCGACCCGGCGCGCCCGTTCCAGACCCTCGAGGTGCGGGGCGTGATCGCGCCGAAGGTGACCGACCGCTTCACCCGCGCGGAGCGCAACCTGCTGCTCTGGGACGGCATCGCCACGACCTTCGTGGATGCCGCCGGCGTGGAGCGCATCGAGCGCCTGGTGACGAACTACCAGGAGAACGCCTACGGCGCTGCCGACACCGCGCTGCTGGACGTCAACACGGTCCTCACCCTCGGCTACCTGCGCTACGACTTCCGCGCCTCCTTCACGAACGCCTACCCGCGGCACAAGCTCGCGAACGACGGCGTGCGCGTCGGGCCCGGCCAGGCCATCGTCACGCCGAACACCGCGAAGGCCTGGTGCCTGACGAAGTTCCGGCAGTGGGAGCAGCTCGGCCTGGTCGAGGACTTCGACGCCTTCAAGAAGAACCTGGTCGTCGAGCGCAACATCTCGGACCCGAACCGGCTCGACTTCATGCTCCCGCCGGATCTCATCAACCAGCTGCGCGTGGCGGCCGTCCAGATCGGCTTCCGCGTGTAAGAGGAACCACCCATGGCTCAGACTCGCATCGGCGGAATCATCAACGTCAAGATCAGCGGTGTCCTGCACCGCGCGAAGGGCAGCTGGTCCTACAACCTCGGCCTGCCCAAGCGCGAGGCTGTGGTGGGCTCCGACGCCGTCCACGGCTTCAAGGAGACGCCGCAGGCCGCCTTCGTGGAGGGTGCCATCACGGACTCATCGGATCTGGACCTGCGCGCGCTCGTCAGCGCGACGAACGCCACGGTCACCCTCGAGCTGGCCAACGGCAAGGTGATCATCCTGGAAGGCGCGTGGTACGCCGGGGATGGCACGGTCACCACCGAGGAAGGCGAGATCGAGGTTCGCTTCGAGGCCGCCACCGGCGAGGAGGCCTGATCCATGTCCGGAAATCGCGACATCAAGCTGAAGGTGCCCATCCAGCACGGAACCAGCTCCATCGAGGTTCTGACCATCCGCAAGCCGAAGGCGAAGGAGCTGCGGCCGATTCCGTTGCAGCCGAACTACGGCGACCTCCTGAACCTCGCCGCGGTGCTCAGCGGCCAGCCGGCCAGCGTCATCGACAAGCTGGAAGTCGAGGACGCGATGGAAGTCATCGGGGTGGTCGGGGGTTTTTTTCCCGATTCCCCCGCAACTGGCGGCTGATCCTCGGCCAGTTCGCTGACCGGTGGCACTGGCCGCCGGCGGCGCTCGATGAGCTCGATGCCGACGACATCGTGTTCTGGGCCGGCGTGGCCCAGGACCTGAACGCACGCTGATGGCCAAGAAGTTCCCGCTCTCGATCGTGATCGGCGCCGTGGACCGCGCGAGCGGGCCGGTGGCGCGGGCCACGAACAAGATCGACCGGTCGCTGATGCGGCTGTCGCTGCCGGTCCTGAAGCTGCAGCGCTCGATGGGAAACCTTGCACGGGCCTCCGGGCTCGACAAGGTGGGCCTGAGCCTGAAGAACTCGGCCGTCCAGGCGCGCGCCTTCGGCAGCGCGCTCGGCGGAGCCCTGACCAAGCTGACGCTGTTGGGTGGCGCGGCCGTGGCATTGGGTGGCTCGCTCCTCAACAGCTTCGCCCGCGCCGGCGAGTCCGCGTTGATGACGGCCAAGAAGCTCGGCGTCGGCGTGGAGTGGCTGCAGGAGTGGCAGTACGCCGCGCGCCAGGCCGGCCTCGAGGGCGAGACCTTCTCGAACGGGATGCGCTACCTGTCGAAGCAGATCGGCGAGGCGGCCGCTGGCCAAGGCTCAGCGGAGGCCGCCTTCAACGCGCTCGGGATCGCCGTGAAGACCGCGGAGGGCAACACCCGCGCGCTGCCCGACGTGCTCGACGAGACCATCAAGAAGCTCGGCGCGCTCGAGGATGCGAACCTCCGCAACGCCCTTGCCGCCCGGATCTTCGGCCGCAGCGCCGGCATCGAGATGGTGCCGCTGCTCGAGCAGGGCGCCGCGGAGACCGAGCGCCTGCGCGCCAGGGCGCGCGAGCTCGGCATCGTCCTGAGCGATGACGTCGCCAAGGCCGGCGATGACTACATGGACACGCTCGACGAGCTGAAGAGCGCGGGCGCGGGCGCGCGCAACGCCTTCCTCGGCGCGGCGCTCCCGGTCATCACGCAGCAGCTGCAGAAGTTCACGGCCTGGATCGTGGCCAACCGCGGCAAGATCGCGGAGTGGGGCCAGCTCCTGGCGGAGAAGATCCCTGCCGCGCTGCGCCGCACCGGCGAAGGCCTGACGGCGGTCTGGAAGGCGACGGAGCCGCTCCGCAACGCGCTGCAGAGTCTGGCTGACCGGTTCGGTGGCGCGAACGTCGCCGCGGTGGCACTGGGCCTGGTGCTGTTCGGGCCGGCCCTGGTGTCCGCTCTTGCCCTGACGAAGGCGATGGCCGGCCTCGTCTGGAGCATCGGCAAGGTGGCCATCACCATGGCCACGACGCAGATCGGCGGCACGAGTTTCATCGGGTTCCTCAAGCTGATGGCGATCGGCTGCTGGGGTGCCGTGAAGGCGGCCTGGGCGCTGACCATCGCGCTGCTCTCGAATCCCTTCACCTGGCTGATCCTCGGCATCACCGCGGCGATTGCCGCGATCGTGATCTTCCGCAAGAAGATCTGGGACTTCCTGAAGGTGGTCGGCGGCGCGATCTGGGGCGCCATGAAGGCGATCGGCGGCTGGCTGATCGCGCCCTTCCAAGGCGCCTGGGATTTCCTGACCGGGTTCGTCCGCTGGATCCCGAACGCGGTCGGCGGCGCGCTGGACTGGGTGGCGAACAAATTCCAGTGGCTCGCCTCCTTCCTGCCGGACTGGGTCGAGAAGAAACTGGGCTTCGGCGGCGACGTGCAGGTGCAGATCGGCGATCAGGAGATCTCGCCGGTCGTGGCCGCCGGCGGCGGCGTCGTGCGGCAGGAAGCGCACGTGCGCCTCGACATCGCCGGCCTGCCGAAGGGCTCGCGCGTGCGCAACGAGAGCAACTCTGGCGTGCCGCTCGACATGACCCTCGGCTACTCGAACACCACCCCGGGCTGATCCACCCATGGCCTGGCGCGACAGCCTGCTTCCCGCCACCTTCCGCGGCGCCCACTTCAAGGTGGAGGCCGCCGAGAGCGAGTTCGGCCGGCGCGCGGTGCGCCACGACTTCCCGCAGCAGGATCTCCCCTACTACGAGGACATGGGCCGCAAGGCCCGCGCCTTCACGCTGACGGCCTTCGTGGTCGGCGAGTTCTACAAGGTCCAGCTCGACGCCCTGCTGCGAGCCTGCGAGGCCGAAGGCCCGGGAGAGCTGATCCACCCCTACCGGGGCACGGTGCGGGTGCAGTGCCTGGGCGTCTCGCTCAGCGAATCCACCGCCGACGGGCGCATGGCCCGCCTGAGCCTGACCTTCGGCGAGGCCGGCGCACTGCGCTACCCGACCGTGGAGCGCGACCCGGGCACCTCCGTTACCGTCGCCGCCTCCGCGCTGCAGCAGCTCGCGCAGCTGGAGTTCGAGCAGGACCTGCGCGTGACCGGCAAGCCCGAGTACGTGCGCGCGGCCGCCTCGAACGAGACCCAGGTCTTCGCGAAGGCCGTGGAGCAGCTCGACGCCTTCGGCGGCGCCGTGGACAAGGTGGCCGACCTGCGCCGGCGGATCAGCGCGCTGTTCCGGGATGCCGTCGAACTGGTCACGAAGCCGGGCGACCTGGCGCGCGAGGTGGACCAGACCGTCCAGGGCATCGTCAGCGCCTCGGGCAGCGACACGATCGCGCTCCTCTCCCTCCGCCGCCTGATGGATTGGCGGCCGTTCCTCCACGACGACGCCGACGCGGCCCACAACGCCCGCACGGTCGGCAGCCTGGTGCGCCGCTCTGCCATCCTCGCGGCCGGCCGCACGGCCTCTGGAGCCGCCTACGAGACGCGCAAGGACGCGCTGGCCATGCGCGACGCCCTGACCGACGCGATCGACTCTGAGGCCGAGACGGGCTCCGACGCCGCCTTCCAGGCCCTGATGGACCTGCGCACGGCCGTCTGCAGCGCCGTGCCGCCGCCAGACCAGGAGCTTCCGGACCTGGGCAGCGTGACGCTGGCGACCGCCACTCCTGCACTGGTGCTGGCCTACGAGCTCTACGGCGACCCGGCGCGCGACGTCGAGATCCTGCGCCGGAACAAGGTGCGCCACCCGGGCTTCGTGCCGGCGAGTACTCCGCTGGAGGTCCTGGTCGATGCGTGACGAGCTGAAGCTCGTGATCCGCGGCCAGGTCTACCGGGGCTTCGAGTCGATCTCCGTCACCCGCACGCTCGAAGCGGCCGCGGGCTCCTTCTCCACCACCGTCAACACGAAGAAGCCTTGGCCGATCCTGCCGGGCGACGAGCTGACGCTCTTCCTGGGCACCCAGCAGGTCGCGCGCGGCTTCGTGGACAAGGTGGCGCCCGAGCTGGCGGAGAGCGGCCGCCGCATCCAGGTCGAGGGCCGCGACCGCACTGCCGAACTGGTCGACTGCTCGGCGGACCTCGAGCTGGGTTCCGAGTGGGACCGCTCGCCGCTCGAGCAGATCGTGGGCGACCTGTGCGGGCCGTTTGGAATCCAGGTGGTCAACGAGCTGCCGGCGATCGAGCCCTTCCCCCTGTTCTCGCTGCAGCCTGGCGAGACGGCCTGGGAGGCGATCGAGCGCGCCTGCCGGCTGCGCGGGATCCTGGCCTTTGCGAATGGTGCAGGCAACCTGGTGCTCACCCGGCCAACGCGCACCCGTGAGGACGAACTCCTCCGCGAGGGCTTCAACATCAAGGCCGCCAGCGCGTCCCTCGACTACTCGGAGCGCTTCAACGAGATCATCGTCCGCGGTCAGCAGTTCGGGACGGACGAGGCCTACGGCGAGCAGGCCGCGCAGCTCGAGGGCAAGGCCTTCGACCCGGCCATCCGCCTCCAGCGCCGGCTCGTGATTCTCGCCGAGGGCGGGGTCTCGGACGGCAGCGCGCAGTTGCGCGCCCAGTGGGAGGCGACGACGCGCGCGGCGCGCTCCACCAAGGTCACGATCGAACTGCAGGGCTGGAGCCAGCGCTCCGGGAAGCTCTGGGCGCCGAACCAGCTCGTGCCGGTGGACGTGCCCTCGCTCGAGCTCGCCGGCGACCTGCTGGTCTCCTCGGTGACCTTCGGCCTCTCGGATGTCGAGGGCAGCACGACGCGGCTCGAACTGATGCGCCCGGACGCCTTCACTCCGCAGCCGATCGTGGAGGAGGAGCAGGATCCCTTCCGCGAACTCGTGGAGGCGGACGAGTGATCCAGGCCCTGCGCGCCTTCACGCGCCCGATCTGGCGCCGCATTCTCCTGCTGCTCTCGCGCGGCGTCGTGCGCCTGGTGGACGACGGGCCCGGGCTCCAGGCCATTCAGGTGGACCTGCTGAAGGGCGAGGTGCGCGACGAGCTCGAGCGCTTCCAGGACTACGGCTTCACCTCCGTGCCGCACGCGGGCGCCGAGGTCCTCGCTGGCTTCCTCGGCGGCAGCCGAGACCACGGCGTGATCCTCGCCGCGGCCGACCGCCGCTACCGGGTCAAGGGCCTGACCGCCGGCGAGGTGGCCATCTACACCGACGAGGGCGACGTCATCCACTTCAAGCGCGGCCGGGAGATCCTGGTCCTTGCCGGCGGCCTGGTGCGCATGCAGGCGCCGATGGTGCGCATCGAGGGCAACCTGGTCGTGACCGGAGACGTGACCGATCGCGACGGCCAGTCGGACTCGACGACCATGCGGTTCATCCGGAGCCGCTTCAACGCGCACGTGCACGAGAACCCCGAGGGCGGCAACGTCGGGCCGGCGAACCCGCAGTTCCCGACGTGAGCGCGCGCCGCATCTTTCAACAGAGCGCCGGCAGGGAGCCCGGCACGTGGCGCCTCTGGGCCCTGGGCAGTCGGGTGCGCGTGATCGTGGTCTGCCCCACCTGCAAGGTGGAAAGCACCCTGGAGCACGAGGTGCGCACCAACGGCGACGTCGAGCCTTCCGCCGTCTGCCCGCATGCCGGCTGCACCTTCCACGAATACATTCAACTCGAGGACTGGCCGGGGATGCACTTGCTGCTCGCTTCCTAGGTGCCTTCGAAAGGGCAGATTCCTGGCAGTTCTCAGCCTCGAAATGCACCTTGAATGGAGCCGCGGCCACCTTCTAGGGTGAACTCGGCATGGTTGATCAGGAAATCGCACAGGTCCCAGGAACTCTTTCCGAAGAGCCAGCCCTCGACGATTGGCTCGAGATCCAGGACAAGTCCGACGTCACCGACGGCGTGCGCGGCACGTCGAAGAAGATGGAGGCCCGGTGGCTTCCTGGGCGGAGTGGTAACAGCCTGCCGGCGGCGCGCCTGCAGGCGAGCCAGACGGACATCCTGTTCGGCCGTTTCAGCGCCGGCGCCGGCGCCGGCCAGGAGGTGACCTGCCGCGCGCCCGGCCGGGCCATTCTGGCCGCGGCGTCCGTCGCGGAGATTCGGGACGGGCTGGGCCTGCTCTCGATGGCTCTGCAGGCCGCCGGCGCTGTCGCCATCACCGGCGGCGCGATCACCAACACGACGATCGACGGCGTCAACATCAAGCAGTACGTCGACAACCTCGTCACCGGCCTCAAGTGGAAGCAGACCGTCATCGCCGCCACCACCGCGGCCGGCACGCTCGCGACCGACTTCGAGAACGGCGACACGATCGACGGCGTCGTTCTGGCGACCGGTGATCGCATCCTGATCAAGAATCAGGCGGCCGGCGCGGAAAACGGCATCTACGTCGTGGCGGCGTCCGGCGCGCCCACCCGCGCGGCCGATGCGGACGCGGGGTCCGAACTCGTCAGCGCGACGGTGTTCGTCGAGCAGGGCACGGTCAATGCCGATCTCGGGTTCCTTTGCACGAACAACGCGATCACCCTCGGCGTGACCGCCATCGTGTTCGTGAACTTCAACGCCTCGGTCGCCGGCGCGCTGCTGGCGACGAACAACCTGTCCGACCTGGCCAACGTCGCCACTGCGCGCAGCAACCTGGGTCTCGGCGCGCTGGCGTTGCTTGCCAGTGTCGCGACCGCCAATCTGGACGCCGGCGCGGTGAGCCTTGCGAAGATGGCCAACGTGGCCGAGCGCGGGTTGTTCCTGCGCACCACCGCCGGCACCGGCGCGCCGGAGGTTCAGGTCATCGCCGCGGACGTCGCCACCCTTCTCGCTGCGGCGGACTACGCCGGGATCCGCACCCTGCTGAGCCTCGGCACCATGGCCCTGCTGGCCGCGCCCAGCGGCACGCCGGTCGGCACCACCGACACGCAGACGCTGACCAACAAGCGCATCACGTCGCGCGTGCAGACGGTTGCCAGCGCCGCCACGGTGACGCCGAACGCGGACGCCGACGACGCTGTGATCATCACAGCGCAGGCCGAGGCGCTCACCCTCGCGAACCCCTCCGGCACGCCGACCGAAGGCCAAAAACTCCTGATCCGGATCAAGGACAACCTCACGGCCCGGGCCATCAGTTACGGCAGCCAGTACCGGGCTCTCGGCAACACGCTGCCGACGCCGACGACGCTCGGAAAGATCCTCTACCTCACGCTGATCTGGAACTCGGCCGACACGAAGTGGGATCTCGTGGCGAAGACGGAGCAGGCCTAATGCCGATCACCTGGGTTGCCGACGCGGCCGGCGGCACCAACCCGTCGATCTCGACCACCATCACGATCCCGACCGTGGCCGTGGACGACGTGGCCATCCTGGTCGTCTCGATGAGCGCCACGGCGGTGGACCCGGTCGTCACGGACAACGACTCGGGCGGCAACGCCTGGGCCAAGATCGACGGCCTCGGCGCCGCCGGCGACAACGTGACCGTCTGGTGGAAGCGCATGACCAGCGCGAGCAGCGCGAAGGTCGTGACCATCACCGACGGCGTCGGCGAGACGGCGGACAGCATGAGTGCGGCGCTGACCGTTTTCCGCGGGGTCTCGACCGTGGCCGTGCCCTACGAGGCGGTCTCCGTCGAAGGCAACGCCGCCGGCAACGAGACGCACGCCAGCATCACCACGCTCTCCGCCGGCGCCATGGTGGTCTTCTGCCTGGGCGAGTCGGACAACAACGCCGTCACGGCCGTTGCCGCGGCGAATACGCCGCCCGGAACTCTGACGGTGGGCGGCAGCCACGCCTCGAGCGCCGGCAACGACACTGCCGTCGGAATCCTCTTCAACCCGATGGAGTCGCCGGGCGCCACCGGCGCCGTCACCTGGGCCATGACCGACGCGGCCTGCGCGACCGTGCTGTTCGCGCTGAAGCCGCTGGACTCGGGCGGCAAGATGATGGCCGTGCTCTAGCCATGGTGACCTACCGCGTCACCACTTCAGGCGCGCGCCGGGTCACCAGCTCGGGCGCAGCGCGCGTGCTCTCGACCAGCGAGATCGCGCCGGCGCTGCTGCCGTTCAGCCCCTATCTGGGCTTTCACGCGGACGAGGACAACGGCAACGACGATCCGGCGCTCGTCACGGTCATCTTCGACGCCTGCCGCGTGACGCCGGCGAGCGCGAACGGCGCCATGGCCCTCTGGCGCCACCTCGATCACTCGAACTACACCGACCTCCAGCCGCAGCGCGCGGCCGCGGCGGCACTGGGCTACGCGTCGCCCACCATCATCGTCGTGCCGTTCACGAACGGGGAGCCTGGCACGAACGACGAGGCGGAGAACCTCGACGCGCTGGATTTCCTCGCCGAGACGGTGGCGCTCTACGCCGCGGAAAATCCGATCTTTGGTTTCGGCAACCTGACCGCCGAGAACTTCATGCCGGGGGCGCTGCCCAAGGATCGGGCCGCTGCGTGGTTCGCGCTCGAGGCGCGCGCCTTCAAGATCATCTCCGACCTCGGCTTCCGCTGGTGCGCCACCGACGACCTCGGCCTCAACGAGCTGGTCCGCAACATCACCAAGCGCCGCGCCGCCTGGGCGCTCGAGGGCCTCGACCCGGACGATTGCGAGTACCTCTGCGCGCACTGCTATGTGGATGCCGGCTGGGTGCCGGCGCACTATCTGCTGGCGCAGGAGTCTCTGCGGCGAGCCCAGGTGACCACGCCAATCCGGATGACCGAGCTCGCCTTCGGCTTCCTCGGCGTCGGCTTCACGGACGAGGACAAGCCCTGGCTCCTCACCGAGTTCCAGCCGGGGAATCCGCCGGGCTACCCCGCGCATTCGCTGACCTGGACGCGCCTGATGATGGAGTGGTGCCACGCCAACGGCATTCACGCCCTCATCTTCGACCAGACGCGCTACCAGAAGGCCGGCGAGTGGACGAGCTGGGGCGAGATCTACACCGAGTTTCAGAACCTGCAGCCGGCCTTCGTGGCGCCGCCGGTCGGCACGCTCTGGTTCAAGCGCACGAGCGCCGCGCAGCGCGCCTATTCGCTCCGCCTCTCGAATGGCGGCACGGTGGAGCAGGCCACCGCCGCGGCCGAGCGCGTCAAGGCGGGCTACCTTTTCACCATCGTGGACGAGCCCGCCGCCGCGTCCACGGCCAGCCTTCGTGAGCTCGCTGACGTGCGCCTGGAGATCTCCGAAGACGGCGCCGACCTGGCTCTCGAGAACGGCGATCTCGCGCTCGAGCAAGGTCTGGCCAGCTCGGCGCTCGTGAGCCTCTTCAGCGACGCCCGCGCGCCGGCGTCGGTGACGCTGCCGGAAGGCGGCTCGCGGCGCGGCTTCTGGGGCGAGAGCGCCGAGGAGGGATTCGGCAGCCTGCTCTGGCTGCTCGATCGTGAGAAGGTGACGCCGACGACGATCGAGCGCATGCGTGCCTACGCGGCGGACTCGCTGCAGTGGCTGGTGGACGAGGGCATCGCCGATCAGGTGGACGTCGTGGCCGAGCGCGGCAACACCCACCAGGTGAATCTGCTGGTCCAGCTGCGGCGCGGGGAGGCCCGCCGGTGGGAGCGCGTTTGGGCCGGAACGGACGCGGATCCGCGCGTCATTTCGGGGTTGCGAGTGCAGATCTTGACCTTCTAGGGTGAGGCCATGCCTTTTGCGCGTCCGGGGCTGGCGGACCTGATCCCGCGGGTCGAGGGGGAACTCTCGAGCCGGCTGGGAGTCGGGCCGCTGCTCAAGCGCTCGGTGCTCAAGGTGCTGGCCCGCGTGTTCGCCGGCGCCTCGCACCTGCTCCACGGCCACCTCGACTGGACGGCGCGCCAGGTGATGGTCGACACGGCGGAGAAGGAGCACCTCGAGCGCTGGGCGAGCATCTGGGGCATCTCGCGCAAGGCCGCCACCTTCGCCACCGGCACCGTGCTGCTCACCGGCAACGACGGCGCCGAGATCCCGTCCGGCACCGCGATCCAGCGGGTGGACGGCACCCGCTACCTGACCCAGGCCACCGTGCTCATCGCCGGCGGCGAGGCTGAGGTGGACGTCGCGGCCGAGCTCTCCGGCACCGCCGGCAACGAGGCCGCGGCCGTCGCGGTCTCGCTGGTCTCCCCCATCTCAGGCGTCGCCTCGGTCGCCGAGGTGGGCGCCGACGGCATCGTGGGCGGCGAGGACCCGGAGGAGGACGAGGCGCTGCGCGGCCGCGTGCTCGCGCGGATGCGCGCCGCTCCCGCCGGCGGCGCGGTGCACGACTACGAGGCCTGGGCGCTGTCCGTGCCGGGCGTGACGCGCGTTTGGGTGCGGCCCGGCTGGACCGGCGTCGGCAGCGTTGGCGTGCTCTTCGTGCGCGACGACGACGAGGACATCATTCCGACCGAGGACCACGTCACCGAGGTCGAGGAGGCCATCGAGGAGCTGCGCCCGGTGACCGCCGACGTCGTGGTGCTCGCGCCGGCGGCGCTCGAACTGGACCTGACGATCGACCTGAGCCCGGACAGCGCGGTCGTGCGCGCCGCGGTCGAGGCCTCGCTCCGGGCCTTCATCAAGCGCGAGGCGGAGCCGGGCGGCACGCTGCGCCGCAGCCGGATCAGCGAGGCCATCAGCGTCGCCGCCGGCGAGTCGCACCACACCCTCACCCTGCCGGCCGCCGACGTCGTCGCCGGCGCCGGCGAGCTCGTCGTGCTCGGCGACATCACCTGGTCGTGATCGCGGGCAGCACTATCCAGGGCTACCGCGAGATGCTGCTCGCGCTGCTGCCGCCTGGCCGCGTCTGGAATCGCCAGCCGGGCTCGGTGCTCGCGCGCCTGTTCGAAGCCTTCGGCGTCGAGCTCGCGCAGGTCGAGGAGCGCGGCAACGAGCTGATCGCGGAGTGCGATCCGCGGACCACCGCCGAGCTGCTCACCGACTGGGAGCGCGTGCTCGGCCTGCCGGACCCGTGCACCGGCCCGCTTGATTCGCTGACGCTGCGCCGCAACGCGATCCTCCTGCGCCTCGGCGAGCTCGGCGGCCAGTCGATCAACTTCTACGTCGGCCTGGCCGCGCGGCTGGGCATCGAGATCACGATCGAGGAGTTCGACGCCTTCCAGGTCGGCCTCCCGGTCGGCCAGCCCCTGAACGGCGAGGACTGGGAGTTCGCCTGGCAGGTCAACGCGCCGGAGGTCACGGTCACGCCCTTCACGGTGGGCGCGAACGCCGCCGGCGATCCGCTCGCGAGCTGGGGCAACGAGCTGCTCGAGTGCGCCTTCGAGCGCGCGAAGCCCGCCCACACCGTCGTCATCTTTGCCTACGCCTAGTCATGCATAAAATCAACACCGCCGGCGCCACTGCCGAGAACGAGTTCACCGAGGGCAACCCTGGAAGCGGAGTGCCGGCGACGGTCGTCGGCGCGGCCTGGATGAACAGCGTGCAGCGCGAGCTCGTGGCTTGCGTGGAAGCCGCGGGTCTGGAGCTGGATGAAGACGACGACGGGCAGCTGCTCGAGGCGCTGCAGACGCTCGGCCTCGTGCGGTCGATGAAGAACGGCGACACCGTCTTCAGCCTGCCTTCCGCCGGTGGCCATGCGCTGCTGAAGCACCTGACGGACGGAGCGAAGCTCCGCGTCGAGTCGGGCGTCGCGAACGCGCTGGCCGCGCTCGAGTTGGTCGAGCCGGGCGTCGGCCGCGGCTGGAACGCCGCCGCCGGCGCTGCCTCCGAGGTGCTGCAGTTCGGCTTCCGAGCGCTCGCCGCCGGCGCGTTCGACGCGAAGATGACGATGGACAAGAACGGGTTTCTGAACTCGATCGGCGGCTCGTCCAAGTCCACCACCGGCTGGGTCCGGATGCAGAACGGAATGATCCTGCAGTGGGGCCGTATCACCACCACGATCAACCCGGGCGACGCCTCCGTCGTGGTCACGCTGCCCTTCGCCTTCCCGACCGCCTGCTACTTCGCGATGGCCTGCCCGCGAAACAGCACGCCGGACGCCTCCCAGGGTTGCTGGGCCGAGGTCCGCACCTTCACCCAAACCCAGCTGACCCTGTACGCGCAGTACAGCGGCGCCGGCGCTAACAACATGGAGGGCCTCTACTGGATGGCCCTCGGAGAGTAATCCCATGGCCAAGAAGGCTGCCTACAACGCCGGATCCACGCTCGTCGAAGGCTTCTACGACGACTCCATCCACACCTCGATTCCCTCGCCCAGCCTCGCGCTCTCGGACGAGGAGTACTCGAACGCGCTCGCGCAGCAGGCCGCCGGCAAGGTGCTGAAGGTCATTGCCAGCGCGATGGACTACTCCGACCCGGCGATCGTGCTCGCCGACTACAAGGCCCAGAAGAAGCGGGTGGTGGACGCGCAGGCCCGGCGGGAGTTCAACCGCCACCACGACTTCGACAACGCCGGCTTCATCGCCTACCAGCTCAAGCTGACGGAGTACATGTTCGCGAAGGACGACGGCACGCCCACCGCCGGCGAGTACCCGATGCTCAAGGCGCAGGCCGACGCGGACGGCGTCAGCCTGGCCGACGCCATCACGGCCTTCGGCACGGCGCACGGCACGCTGACCGGCCTGCTCGACAACATCGAGGTGGTGCGCCTGAACACCCGCGAGGCCATCGACGCGGCCGCCGACGTCGCCGCCGTGAATGCCCTGATGGCCGCGATCGCGTGGCCGGCGTAGCCGTGCCCGGTTCGATCGTCGGCCTGGTCAGCGATGCCGGCGCCGCCGCGCTGGCGGCCGCCGGCGTGCTGGGTGCGGACGAGCTGGGGATCCCGCTCGGCATGGAGCAGGTCACCGGAGGCGTCGTGGCTTTTCTGATTCTGCGCGAGGTGTTTGCCTTCTTGCGCGAGCGCTACGGCCGCAACGTGCAGCACGACGACAGCACGGAGCGCCTGCAGGTGCAGAAGAACATCCACGACGTCCTCCAGCAGCAGACCCAGATCCTCGCGCGCATGGAGGAGAGCCAGGCGCAAATCCTGGCGATCACCACGCAGTACCAGGCCACCGGGATCTGCCCGCTTACGGATCCGCTGGAGCGCCAGCAGACTATCCGCGACATTGGAGACGAGGCTCGGCGGCCGCGCTGATCAGGTTTTCTTCAGCGGCGCGGCCTTGAGCACCAGGCGGTGGCCGAGGGCGTGCAGGATCTCCGCGAGCTTCGTCACGGTGAGGTTCTGCGCGCCGGAGAGGTAGACGGTCACGGTCGGCTGCGACACGCCGAGCAGCTTCGCCAGCGCGGTCTTCGTCAGCTTCTTCTTGGCCATGAGGTTCGAGATCAGGTCGGCCGCCTCGATCCTCGCGCCGACGGCCTCCCACTGGCGGGGATCCGCGGCGCGGACTTTCTCCGCGTAGGATTTCGTTTTCATTTTGGTGTTGGGCTGGAAGTGTAAGAGTGCGCGATCCGGTTACCCGGGGCGCGCGAGGTGTTCGGTCAGGATGCGCTGTGCGCGCTCCAGTTCCTGCGGGGGCCACACGTCCTTTTTCTTCGTGAAGCCGTGCAGCAGGAACCACACCTGGCCGCGGCGGTAGCAGGAGATCCGCGCCTGGTGCGCTTTGATCTCGAAGATCGGGGCGACCACCATGCGGAAGTGCTCGCGGTTCGGGATCGCGCCGGTCGCCGCGAGGCGCTCGCAGCGGCGCAGCACTTGGATCCGCTCGTCGAGCGCGGCGACCTGATCCAGGTAGACCCGCGCGTGTTGGATTCCCGCCGCGTCGGCGGCGAAGCGCACCGCGAACTTCGCGCCGGGCGCCACTACGTCGTTCTCGTTTCTTTCCATAGTATATATACTAAGTATGCGGCGGCCGGTTACAAGGGAAATCCAGGAAATCCGGGGGGAGGGTGTCCGGTTTCCCCGCCTCATCCGAGGGCCCGAAATAGGAACGGGCTGCCGGTCGGGCAGCCCGTTGGGCCTCCTGGAGCTTCCCGCGCCCGCCTAGGTCACCCTGCCGGCGGCGGCGCGCAGGGCGCGCGCTCGCCCCCACTCGGCCGCGCCGGCGGCCGCGAGCAGCCCCAGCGGCCCCAGGATCTGACCCAGCCCGGTGCCTCCCAGCAGGCCGGCGGTGGTGCCGCTGGCCGCGGCCGCGGCCTCCCGCGCCGCATCGGCGGCAGCGCGCGTCTCCGCCGCAGCGCGCTCAGCAACGGCCAGGCGCTCCTCGATGGCCGTCAGGGCCGGCGGCGCCGGCGCGGCGGCGAGCAGCTTGGCCAGCTCGGCGCGCGTGGCCTCCGCCGCGGCGAGCGCGGCCGCCACCTCGGCCGCCTTCTCCACACTCTCGCCGGCGGTGGCCTCGGCGGCGGCGACGCGCGCCTCGGCCTCGGCCGCGCGGCGCGCCAGGTCCTCGAGCGCCGCGGCCCGCTCCGCGGCGGCGGCCGTCAGCTGGACCTCGAGCAGCGCCTTCTCCGCGCGGGCCTGGTCCAGCTCGAGCTGCGCGGCGGCGGCCTTCTCCTCGGCGGCGGCGACGTTGCCGAAGAAGGGCACGTGCGAGCAGGAGAAGCTCGCCACCGTCACGCCGGCGGCTAGGATCAGCGGGACCAGGAGCAGCGCGCGGCCGGCGGTGGGCGGCGGCTTCGGAGCCGCGGCCGCCGGCGGGTCGTCCGGAATGGAGCCGCTCGACTTGCCCTTCGTCACGACGTCGGTCACGGTCTGGCCGGCGATGAACGAGATCACGATCGCGGCGAAGAACTCGCGAAGCTGCTCGGCCACGTCCGGCGGGATGCCGAAGATCGGCATCGATACCGCGACCATCATCAGCATGCCGCCGAGGCCGGCGCGCCAGCGTTTGGAGGAGAGGGCGAAGTTGGAAGGGCTGGGGTTGACCATGCCCTCAACGGTTCAAGACTGCCGGCCTGGAATCAACCCCAATCCTCCTGCGCCCGAATTGCAACGATGGAATCCTGGCCGCATGCTGTTCGCGTGGCACCTGATCCCCCCCAGCTGCGGCGAATTTTGATTGTCGACAAGGTCTATCCCGCGTACTCGAAGCAGTATTTAGAGGTCGCCTGCACCGGAGGGATTCAGGCGGACGATCATCGGCTTGTCCGGCTCTTTCCTATCCCCTTCCGGCTACTCGAGGTCGAGCAGAGGTTCAGGAAATTCCAATGGATCGACTGCGAGGTCAGGCCGGATCCGGCGGACCCACGCCCAAGCACACTTCGTGTATCCGCTGACACCATAAGAGTGGGAACTGCCATCCCGTCGGAGCAAAGTGAAGAAAGGAGGCAGATCATCACCGAGTGCAAGGATCACTTCTCTTCCGTCGAGGAGCTTCTCCGCGCCAACAAGAAGCACCAGACTTCAATCGGAATCGTTCAGCCGGCTGAGATCATCGGTGTGAGAGCCGTGTTGAAGACGGAGGCAGAACGCGAAGAATGGCTTGAGCGGGAACGGACTGTCATGTCCCAGCCTGTCCTCTTTGGCCCACACCCGAAGCCAATTGATTTTCCGTATCTTGCCTTCAAGGTCACGTGGCGCTGCGACGACAAGGAATGCAAAAACCACACCATGAATTTGCACTCGTGGGACATTCACGAACTGGCGCGCAAATACATCAGGGATCCCCAACGAATCGAGAAGGTGGAGGAAGCCATGCGGAAGATGTTGAACTTGGAGAAGTACGATCTCTTTCTCTTCCTGGGAAACTTCAGGACGGTGCAGGTCAATTTCGGTTTGATGTCGGCGATCAGCATCGTGAAACCTGAGATCAAATCTCCTACGCTATTCGATAAGTGAAAAGAGCGAACATCCGAACGAAGAACCAGGCGCCCGCCTGTCATGGAATTGGCTACCAGGGCCAGTCACTGGAGGAACTCTGTTCCAGGCTCAAAAAGGCGAAGGTAGACCTCGTCATCGACGTCCGAGAGCGAGCTTGGAGTCAGAGGCCCGACTTCCGTAAAGGAAAGCTCGAGGATGGCTTGCGACAGGTCGGCATCCGATACGAGCACTTTCCACTTGCCGGCAATCCATACAGGCCACAGAACGGAGAACCGCCCGACTTCAACGCCTGCGCCGCCAAATACCAGAATTACATTGCATCAAAGCCCGAACTTGTAGTAGCCCTCTATCACCTGCTCCTCGATAATCGGGTTGCATTTTTCTGCTATGAGGCGGACTCTGAGCAATGCCACCGCAGTGTGCTCGTGAGTACCATCAAGCAAATGGCCGGAGCCGTGATGTACGAGAATCTCTAATTGGAAGAGACCGGACATTCTATTCCGCGATCCGGCAGCAGTTATTTCTCCTTGCTCTGGTGACGTCGCAGTCGGGCGGGATACTCGTAAACCAGTTTCAGAAGCATTCCTGTGAATTCGAGAACCTCCTCGGCCTCAGCCTTCGAAATTGGGGCCAGTTCATGATTGGCCTTGTTGCCAATGTCCTTGATCTGCTTGACCCAATCTTTACTCTCTTGCGGGATAAAGTTTTTTTCGTCAAGGAAATCTATGTAGAAGGCGAATGCTTTGCCTGATTCCGCCTTCTTTGAAACTGCAATGTGCATCAGGAGCACCCGACAACACATGACCCCAGCCGTGTAGTGCCCACTGCCAACGCAGCCGCGAGCCTCTTTGTAAATTCGTTCAACACCTTCCGTCGGAATATTGTTGACTGACTCACCTGCAGGCTTCGAGGGAAATTGTGTCTTATCGGCCCCCACGAAAGTTGGGTAACTGCAGTAAGGACACAGCACGATCCAGTGATGGAGGTTGCCATTCTGGTCTGAGCAGCCTGCGCCAACGCCACCAGCCACATCGCGCCCGCACCAGGCGCAGGAGAATTTTTGGGCAGGAATGCCTCCTAGATGGGTCCACTGCAAGCCAAGCATGCTACCTCAATCGGAGCCGCGAGGCTTCGGCTTCTGCCTCACGAGGATGTGCACCCCGCGCCGCGCGCCGCGGCCAGGTCCACCTCTCTCCACATCCTGAAGTCCGCCACCACCTGGTCTATTCAACCATGATCGTATTGACCCCAGCGGAAACCGTCAGTGTACAGGTCATTGGAGGAAGCGACGGCTTCCAGATGATGAAACCCAGCCGCCCACCAGGAACAACACCACTAGGCATGCAGATTCCGTTCTCATCCGTGACAAGTGTGGGAAAGGACCTGTACCAGGGGTCATCATCCACGATCGCATAGTCGACGGACATATCTCGTAAAGGATTCGAGGAAGCGTCCACCAGTTTGATCAAGATGACATCGGGGTCATCTGCGGCGGGCGCCCGCATCATTTTGATGGGAGGAATTTCTTCAGCCTGACTATTGGCGTGAGCGTGAGTGGCGACAAAGCAGTACTCAGCCTGCTGCCATGCAGTAATTGAGAGTTCCCCACCGGCAGGTGTTGCCACCTGAAATCGCCCCTCAGCATCCGTGAGGGTCGGAACAGCAACTACAGTGTACATCTCGTTGTCATCTCCATTCGAGAGAGAGGCAATGCCAAGGTCTCGATCGGAGTCATAAAAATCAAAAGCGTCATTGAGCATGAGGACACGGATAATCACCTGAGCGCCTTTCGCAGGCGAGCCATCCGCCCGAAGTATGGAGCCCCTGATGACAGGGCGCTGAATCACCGACACACGCTCTTGGTAAGCGGCACCAGCCATAGTTCGCGCCTCGACGATCTTGGGATGTGTGAGAGGACTAGTAATCCGCATCAGGGCCAATCCAGAACCCGGTAGTGTGACTCTGTATGACTGGTCTGGCGCTCGTTCACACGGAAGCCACTCAATAGCTCCGAACATTGACTCGTATAGGGCCATCCGAAACTGAATGGAGTTGCGAGGATAGATCTTTGAAATCGGTGTCTCCTCTAGATCCAATGCTCTCTCCCAAGTCTGAGGGTCCACGAGAGCTGCTTTCACAGTGGCAGGAGCCGGCAAACCAGTTGTTGCAGACTGGACAAATACTTCCAACCTAGATTGATATGGAATCACGAGTGGCACAGTTGAACCTTCCTCGGGCAGAGCAAACTCCAACCGATATCGGAGTGAGTCAGCGGACGGCAGGCTTGACGCTAAATACTCCAACCAACGAACATTGTCTCGGCTCACCAATGAGCCAACTTCCACATCCTCGTAAGAGCGGTTGATGCGGAGTCTTTCATCATCGACAATCAGCCATGTCTCAGGAGGAATGATGCTCACACCTGTCAATGCATCTGTGAGTACCAGGCGTGCCTTCCCACTTGAAGCCGGACGCCGGTCGATTCCTTCGATTATTCCTGATTCGACTACCTCCGGTGTTGAGTCAGTACGAACCCCCTCGGGATTCTGGATTTCACGCTCCGCAAAGTCACAATACCTAATTAACAGAATGGCGGCTACTAGTGCGGTTAGCACTAGAAAGCCGCCAATCATTCTTTTCCTCATTTGCAAGCTACCAGAGGCGGTCGAATGCGCACGATCCTCTCAATTGCTGTCTTGGACCAGTTTGGTGCTCCTTATCCGAAGACTCGGAGGTAAATGATTGAGCGGAATTGTGCACATGGCGCCCTGCATCAGGTGCCATTGGCTCCGTTGTTGCCATTGGATCCGCCAGGGCTGCCGCCACTACCAGTACCACCAGTACCACCGGTTCCGCCAGTGCCGGGTTGGTCGAGGAGAATCGATCCTGAGCCCGTGATGGTGATCGTGGTATTGCCACCATTACCTCCATTCCCACCATTGCCTCCACTCCCGCCTACGCCTGAGCTCCCGCCTTTCTCGCCACACGTACCTCCAGGAGCTCCGTTGCCGCCATTTCCGCCGTCACCTCCATTACCACCGACGGCAGTTGCCTGGCCGTTCTCGACAACAACTGTTGCATGACCTCCATTGCCACCGGTCCCCCCCGCACCTCCGTCGCCACCCTTTGCTCCCGAGCAGTCATCACTGTTGCAGCCGGTCACGCCATGCCCGGCATGGCCTCCGGCAGTGCCATTACCACCCTGAGCAACGCCGTTAGCGGAGCCGGTCTTGAAAGCGAATGCACTCGCTCCGTTGTTGCCGTTGGTTCCATTAGAACCGCTATCGCCACAGGCCATGATCGGAGAAGCCGCAGGTGACGCCACAGGTGACGCCACAGGTGTTTCACGATGAGTGAGTCCCAAGCTCAGCAGTGGGATCCCAATGAGTGCCAGCAGACTAGTGTATGGTGATTTCATGTTGTTAACGGTACGAGGCAGGAAGCTGCCTTGTTTCCGCCTGCTCAAGCCTATTGATCACTAGAAGATGATGTCAAGCGACACCAAACATTCCGCCTACTAAGCTCTTCATTCATGTGGGCACAACCTTGGCGTAAATACTGATTCAAACTAGAGTTAGGCAGTATCTCCGAAAGTTGGCATATAGGATGGTGCTAAGCCCAATTGCCTCCTGGGCATTCTTCCGGAGGGGCTCGCCCCCTCCCCCCCACCCTCTCCCCCCACAGCCCCAGGTCATTCTCCAACCAGGTCCGAAAAGGAGTGCTCAAACCTAACATCGCTGCGTCTCGAGTTGGCAAGACGCAGATGATGAGCAGGAACCGGACCAGGCCTACTCTTTGACTTCCTTGATGATGTAGCCTTTTCCCGTGTCCTGGCGCTCGGTTACGGAGTCACCCTTAGGGAACGGAGGGGGCGGAGGAGGAGGAGGAGGAGGCTGGGGCGGATCGACCTGGGAGTGCGCCGGCTTCTCGTCCCTTGATTCGGGGGAATTCAGGGCCATACCTACACACTAGCACGGAAATCCAGTACGCGCTGCAGGACCAGAGCCACCGCGAGAATGCAGAACCCGAGCACGACGAAGCCGATTCCCCACTTGCGGCACCACGCCCTTCGGTTGTTCGTAATGAAGCACATGGCAGCGTATTCGCCATACTGCTGGATCAGGTGCAGGGTGTAACTCTCCTCAGCACTCCGATCCGGTGGCATGGACCGGGCAGCATCGGGATACTTCTCGCGATAGGCCGTCCTGGCCGCAAGCCGTGCGGCGCAGTCTTCCAACCAAGCCTCCTGCTTCAGGGGAAGCGCCACGTAGTGGTATTGGTTCAGCCAGAAGGACCGGAGAAACCAGATCGCGGCCACCGTCATCACCGCGAGGGAGTGGATCGCTACTCCCCAGGTCCAAGGGCTGGACTCGGCGTTCAGGCGCGAGACGAGAAAGATATTTCCTGCGAACAGGGCGGAGAAGGCGGCGAACGGCGCGGTGAGACTGGCATCAAGCCCCTCTTTTCGGGCGTGTTCCGACTCGTAGCGCGCGATCGTGAGTTGCAGTCGATCTTTCGGTTCCATGTTTACACACTACCCGCGGCCACGAAGGCCGCACCGTTGAACTGCGCGGCGGAATGAGCGCGCAGCTCGCGCGCCTGGCGCCGCGCCGCGCGCAGCACCACCTCGATCACGCCGGCGGCGCCACGCACCACCCGCGCCTCGACGGCGCGCAGCGCGCTCAGCAGCTTCCAGTACAGCCGGCGGACCCGCGCCGTCACCCGGCGCCCGATCTGCAACACTAGCCGCACCACCCCCCCACGTCCGCTCCCCGGCTTCGCCTTCTTCCGGGCGCGCTTGGCCTTGCGCCCCCGGGCCGGTTGAAGTTGCAGCGAGGGATTCATGTTTTTGCTACGCGCCTGCGCGCTCTCGTGACTGACAATTCCAAGAGGGATTTCCTTCCGGATTCCAGCCGGCGGCGGGAGGTTCCGCCCCCCCCACTACCCCTGCCGCGCCGATGGCGCCGACCGGCACCGGGCCCGCCGGCGGTGACTCGCACCCCGCCAGCGCCGCCCGCACCTCGCCGAGGTGCTGCTCGAGCACCTTGCGCCATTCCGGGTCCGCCGCGCGGCCGAGCAGGTCCTCCAGCCAAGCCCGGGACTCCTCGAGCTCGGCGCGCTCCTTGCCCGCCGTGAGCGATTGCGGGGCCTCAGGAGCCGCGCTGTGCTCCGGCGTCTCCGAAGCCGCGCGCGGCGCGCCCGCGCCCGCCGGCGGCGCCGGCGCTGCAGCGGCGGCCAACGGGAGCTCCTGCTGCCGGCGCGCCTGGTCGTAGCGCGCGGTCTGCCGGCGCTCGCCGCGCGCCTTGCCCTCCGCGCGCTCGAGCAGCTTCAGCGCCAGGTCGCGGTCGCCGGCAAGGACCGCCGCCACCCACTTCCACGGCTTTCCGGTCCTGGTCCGCGGCTGCCGGCCTTCCAGGCCGTACCCGCGCAGCTGGTCGTAGACCCATCCGGTCGGGTTCTGGATCTTCCGCTCCTTGCCGCGCTGGGCAATCTCGATCCAGATGAAGACGCCGCGCGGGTGGTAGGTGCGAGAGTAGGCGGCCACCAGCGCCTGGGTCTCCCGGATCTGCTCGATCGGCGTGCGGCTCTGGAGCCAGCGCGGCAGGGCGAGCAGGGCGCGGACGGCGATCTCCTGCTCCTCGGGCATGCTTCGTAGGTCGGGGTTCACCTCGGAGCTGACGCAGCCGGTCGGCGCGGGTGACAGGGTTTTGGGTTCCAGGGGGGCCTGCCCCCCGTCACTCCCCGCCGCCTGCGGCCGAGTCACTTTCTTAAATTCACTCTCGGAGAGTGAGGTAAGGATGGGAGACGGGCGCGACCGTTCCAGAATCTGGAACGGTACCGTTCCAGAATCCGGAACGGTCAAAATGGCAGGCTTCCAGGCGACTAAGCCTCGGGCTCCGAGTCCTGCAACTTCGATCAGGCCGGCGGCGCGCAGCACGGCAATCCCGCGCGATGACTGCGAGTAAGACACGCCGGCGGCTCGTGCCGCGGAGCGCGTGCCGTGTCCGGAAGTCGCGCGAATCACCTCGAGGATTCGGACAGCCTCGCGCGTCAAATAGCCGGATTGGTGTAGCCGATGCGGGCTAATTGCAGAATCACCACGATTGCGCTCGCGTGATGCCTCCGGCTCCGTCGATCCCATGCGCCGGGATCCTGGCAGAGAAGCGCAGAGGAGTCAAGAAAAGCGACTAGAGAATCCCGCCCAGTCGGGCTTCCTCCATCGCTTTGATCGCCTGTTGCAGCCGCGGGCCGGGCAGCCAGTAGTAGACCTTCCCACGCCGGACCCGCTTCACAACGTCGCTCATCTCGAAGCCGAGTTGCTGAAGGATTTGCGCCCAGATCCTGGCTGTTCCGCTCAGGCCTCGGCTGCCCTTCAACTCAGCGACGTTGGCTAGATGTGCCGAAGTGACTCCTTTCGGCTTGTTCAGAATCTCGCCTAAGGCCACGTACAGGGCCTCTCCTGGGTCTCCGGCTCTACCGAGTGGCGCGGTTCTCGCCTTGTCTCCTGGGAGCGGATAGCCGGCCTGGCGGAGGAACTCGAGCAGTCCCTCGACCGTGTCGAACTCGACCGTGACGGGCTTCGCGCCTGGCCGAGCTCCCGGGATGAGGACTTGGATTGCCTTGCCCATGAGTTGCGACATTTTCCGCAAATCATGGGAAACATGGTTGACTTCTAAACCGACTATGCGTATTGATACGAGCATGGGCAAAGAAGCGAGGACGATTTTCGCAGGGCGTCCCCCCTCCCGAGGGGGCGTGCGGCTGCAGAAAGGCCGTTCCGGCCAGATCCGGTTCCTCAACGGCCGCGTGCTCCTTGCCATCCGCGCCGAGGCAAAGAAGCGTGGCGGCACCGAGGAGACCGTCCGAAACGGCCTGCAGGCGGAACTGGTGCGCGCCGGACTCGGTGCCCGGCTCGACCGGCTGATCAAGGGCGCCGGCGGCCCCTCCGTCGAAACCCTCTTCGTTATCGCCCGGACCCTCGGCCTCCCCATGGAGCACTTCATGGAGGAAGTCCAGTGACCCGGGCCGCGGGCGCGTCGTCGGTGAAAGTTCAGGTCTCCGGGGGGATGCCTGGCTGCCATTCCGTCGGCGCGTCCGTGTGCCTTCCCGAGACCCTCTCAGGCTCGGGAGCCGTCGCCGGCGGTGTGCGTGCGCCTGGGCGCGCCGCCGCCGGCGCGCGGCGCACCCGCCGGGCTTCCCCCCACCCTCTCGGCTACCGCTCTGCCGCGGCCATCCGCCACCAGGCCCTGCGCCGCCTCCTCTCCGCCATGGCGCCCAAGCGCGGCGGCCACGTGACAATTTCGGTCACATCGAAAGCGGGCGAGCGCGTCGCCGCCACGTTCAGCCACCCGAGCGTGATGCGCATGCTCCGCGGCGCCGTCGCCGAGCTGGCCGACGCCCACGGCGCCTACGCGCGCCCCGCCGGCTCGCCCTGGACCTTCAGCAAGTCGGCCCCCTGGGAGGTCCGCAAGGCGAACCAGACCGCGCTCGCTCTCGTCGTCGAGCGCCGCGCCGCGCAGGAGTTCCTGCAGACCGCCGGCGCCGCCGTGACCGTCCTGCCCTCCCACGACCTCGCGGCGCTGCTCGCCGCCCTGCCCACGGCCCTCGCCGCCTGAACCATGCCCAAGACCGCCTCCACCTGGTCGGCTGCCTGGCCCGTCGTGCCGGCGCTCCTGGCCCTCGCCGTCGTCGCAGTGCCCAAGGTCGTCGCCTACCTCAGCGCCTGGCTGATCGTGGCCATGATCGTCGGGATCCTCGCTGGCCAGATCCTCCGCTCGCGCGACCGCCAGGACTGATGCCGCGCGCCGCCCAGTCCGACCAGCTGCTGACCTTCGCCGAGGTGGCGGAGCGCTGCGGGGTGCACAAGGGCACCATCCGCCGCGCGGTGGCCTCCGGCGAGCTGACCGCGGTCAACGCGCCGGGCACCCGCGGGGCGCGCGGCCGGCGCGTCACGTCGGCCTCCCTCAAGGCCTACCTCGAGCGCCAGGCGCGCGGGGGGAAGAAGTGAAGATCCGGGTGCCGGTGTATCTGATCGTGCCGCGCAAGGGCGGCATGACCCTCGCCCAGGAGACGCCGCCGTCCTTCGACGTCTGGTCGCTGAAGCAGTACCGGTTCTTCAAGGCCGAGGTCGAGGTGCAGGATGATCGGGAGGAACCGCTCGCGCCGCACGACACCGAGCCGGCGCCGGTCACCGGGCTGCGCGAGCTGCAGCCGGAGGAGTTGAAGTGACGCGGTTCCTCGAGAAGTGCGTCACCTGCGGCCGGCAGATCCTGACCGCGCGCGGCCAGGGCGATCGCCCGGTCGTGCTCGATCCGAAGGCCAAGGTCATGCACGTGCTTCACGAGGACGGCGGCCTGCGCGCGGTGCCGGCGGAGAACGTCATGGTGCTGCATGAGGATTGCTGCGCGCCGCGCGTGCCTGCGGCGGCGGGAGGCGGGCGGTGAACGCCGACCTCGCGCGCCGCCACACCTGCGCCGCCTGCGGCGAGCAGGTCGTCCACTCGACCTGGCCGGACGGCTCGCCGGCGGTGCTGGACCCGCGCCCGCGCTGCGCAGCCGTCCTGGTGCGCGGCCGCGACGAAGTGCAGATCTGGCCCACCACCGAGTGCATGGTCGAGCACTCGGCCGTCTGCGTCGCCGGCATCGTCCGGCGCACGCTGAACGGGGCATCTGTGATGAGTGAAAGTCCCAACTCGTCTGGGAACGAGGAGACCACCCTGGTGGCTGCCGGCGGTGACGGAGAGGCGGCCAACCAACCCGTATGAACGCCCCCCTCCTGCCCTTCGACGAGGCGCGGCCGGGCCGGCGCGCCCGCGAGCGCGGCATCCGCGACGTCACGTGCAACGACCTCGAGGCCATGACCGGTATGCTCGCGCGAGTCCGCGACGTCGCGCGGCGCCTGCAGCAGTTCACGATCGACGACGTGCGCGCGACCTGTACGCTCGACGAGCAGCCGCGCCACCCCAACGCCTGGTCCGCGCTACTGGTCAACGCGGCGAAGGCGAAGATCGTGGCGGCGACGGGAAGGTTCCAGGAGTCGGAACTCCCGTCGAACCACCGCCGGCGCGTGCAGATCTGGCGCAGCCTGATCGTGCGCATGCCGGCGCAGGAGTTCACCGACCTGGCGACCGAGCGGCCGGCGGCGGAGGTGGCGTGATGGTCGCGCGCGAACTCCTTCCGCTCGCGGCCTGCAGCGAATGCCGCGCCCCGATCGTCTGGGGCCAGGCCGCGGACGGCACCAAGGTTCCGCTCAACGCGCGCCGCGCGGCCACCTACCGGATCCTCACGAAGCACGCCTCGCACGTCGAGATCGAGAAGGACGAGGAGCCGGCCTTCATCAGTCATTTTCTCACCTGCTCCAAGCCTGAGCGCTTCAGCCGCGGCCGCCGCGCCGTCGGCGATCCCGCGCCAGACCAGCCCGCATCCTGACATGAACGACCTCGCACGCCGCTTCTCCTACCACCACCCATCGAACGTCACGGTGGCAGAGTCCCACGATCTGGTGCGGACCAGCATCCACCAGATGGCGCGCATCCTCAGCGAGTTGCCGGAGTCGCGCGAGCGCGCGCTCGCGATGACCAAGCTCGAGGAGGCCATGTTCTGGGCGAACGCGGCGATCGAGCGCTACCAGCAGGGATTCCCCTCCCTGCAGGCGGCGACTGCGCACGGGCACCCGGCCGCGCCGGCGGTGAGCCCGAAGCCGACGCCTGACCTGCCGCCGGTGGCAGAGACCATGCCGGCGCCCAACTGAATAACCAGATCCCCGGCGCCGCGGCGGGCACTCCGCGGCAAACCAAATGGCAAGCTCAACCACCAGGCATCGACTCACCACCCAGATCCACCTCGGCGGAATCAAATTCTCCCCGGTGAAGAAGAACGACAACGGCCACGTCACGCTCGACTGGACCGCCGCCGGCGAGGACATCGCCATCGTTCTCACCTCTCTCGTGCCTCTGCAGGGCGGCACGGCCGCCATGAAGCTCACGGCCGGGCGCGCCGGCGAGTGGAAGGGCAACGCGCACGTGGCGACCGTGTCTCTGAAGCCGCCGAAGAAAGCCGGCGAGCAGCCGGCGGTAACCGGGCGCCTCGTCATCTACGGCCCGGAGAAGCTACTCCAGGACCTTCTCGGCCTGCGCCTGGAGGCCGCGCAGATGAGCCTCACGCTCGCGACGCTCGAACTCGAGAAGCTGCAGTCGGACCTGCCTTTCGAAGGAGAAGAGGAGGATTCGCGGCAGCAGCGGTTGCCGGGTGGTGTCGGCGAGACCACGGTCGAATTGAGCGCCGCAGGTCCGGATGGAAAGCGGCACTCAGTCAAGGCCACCGTGAAGCAGCTGAAGCAGTTGAAGAAGGCAGCGGCTGGCGCGTTGGTGCGCCAGGGCCTGAAGCGGCGCAGGAAGTAACTGTGGCGGGCCTCGTCGTGGATCTGTTCGCCGGCGGCGGAGGAGCCTCGCTCGGCATCGAGCTGGCCCTCGGCCGTTCGCCGGACCTGGCCATCAACCACGACGCGGCCGCGCTCGCGGTGCACCAGGCCAACCACCAGAACACTAGGCACCTGACCTCCGACATCTGGGAGGTCCAGCCGCGCAAGGCCACCGGCGGCCAGCCCGTCGAGCTGCTCTGGGCCTCGCCGGACTGCACGCACTTCTCGGTGGCAAAGGGCGCCGTACCGCGGTCGAAGAAGAACCGCTCGCTGGCCTGGAAGGTAGTGCACTGGGCCGCCGCGGTGCGCCCGCGGGTGATCCTGCTGGAGAACGTGCGCGAGTTCCAGGGCTGGGGCCCGCTCGGCGAGGACGGCCGGCCGTGCAAGCTGCGCGCCGGCACCATCTTCGCGGCCTGGGTGAGCCGGCTGCGCGCGCTCGGCTACGTGGTGGAGTGGAAGGTGCTGGACGCGGCGGACTACGGCGCGCCGACGCGGCGCCGGCGGCTGTTCGTGGTGGCGCGCCGCGACGGGCAGCCAGTCGTCTGGCCGACACCGAGCCACGGCCCGGGCCGCGCGCCATGGCGCACCGCGGCGGAGTGCATCGACTGGAGCCTGCCCTGCCCGTCAATCTTCGACAGGAAGAAGCCGCTCGCTGAGAAGACGCAGCGCCGGATCGCCGAGGGCCTGCGCCGCTACGTGCTGGAGGACCCGAAGCCCTTCCTGGTGCAGGTGAACCACGGCCGTGACACCTGGCGCGGTCAGCCGTTGGTGAATCCGCTCGCGACGGTAACCGCGAGCCAGCGAGGCCACGCGCTCTGCATACCGGCGCTAGTAGAGATGAACCACTCAAACCAGCCGCGCCGCCCTGACGCTCCGCTCGGCACGATCACGACCCAGGACAACAGGTTCAACCTGGTGTCCGCCTGGCTGGTGAAGCACTTCGGCGGCGTGGTCGGGCACGAGCTGACGAAGCCAACCGGCTCCGTCACCACCAGGGACCACCACTCGGTAGCCGCTGCCACGCTGGTGAAGCTGCGCGGCGAGTGCAACGGCGCGGACCTGCGCGCGCCGGCGCCGACGCTCACCGCCGGCGGCACCCACGTGGCCGAGGTCCGGGCCTTCCTGACGACCTACTACGGCGGCGGCTCGCCCGGGCAGTCGCTGCTCGATCCGATGCGCACCGTGACGTCCAAGCACCGCCTGGGCCTGGTGCTGGTGGAGGGCGTCGAGTTCCAGATCGCGGACATCGGCATGCGGATGCTGGAGCCGCACGAGCTCCTGCGCGCCCAGTTCGGCGAGCACGCGGCCGGCTACGACCTGAGCGCCGCGAAAACCAAGTCCGCGAAGGTGCGCCTCATCGGCAACAGCGTCTGCCCGGACGTGGCGGCCGCCCTGGTGCGCGCGAATGCCGGCGAAATTGCAGAGAAGACAATCGCGGCATGACACGCCACCTCCACCTCGCCGCGGGCCTCGAGCTCCCGCTCTCCACGGTCACCCAGCGCCTGGCCTTCATGGGCCGGAGCGGCTCGGGCAAGACCTACGCTGCCGGCAAGCTGGCCGAAGAGATGCTCGACGCCGGCGCCCAGGTCGTGGTGCTGGATCCGGTCGGCAACTGGTACGGCCTGCGCGTCGGCGCCGGCGGCAAGGGCAAGGGCATCGAGATCCCGGTGCTCGGCGGCGACCAGGGCGACATCCCGCTCGAGCCCGCCGGCGGCGCGCTCGTGGCCGACACGATCGTGGACCGCGGGATCTCGGCCGTGGTGGACGTCTCGCGGTTCCGGAAGGGCCAGCGCAGCCAGTTCGTGACTGACTTCGCCGAGCAGCTCTTCCACCGGAAGAAGAGCACGCGCACGCCCATGCACCTCATCGTTGAGGAGGCGCACGTCTTCATCCCGCAGCGCACCATGCATGGCCAGGAGCGCCTGCTCGGCGCCATGGAGGACCTGGTGCGTCTCGGCCGCAACTACGGCATCGGCGTCAGCCTGCTCTCCCAGCGGCCGCAGAGCGTCAACAAGGACGCCCTCAACCAGACTGAGATCCTGTTCGCCCTGCAGCTCAACGGCCCGCAGGAGCGCGCTGCGATCAAGGCCTGGGTGGACGACCACGGCGTCGAGCTGCCGAAGGACAAGGATTTCATCCGCGAGCTGCCGAGCCTCGAGGTCGGCCAGGCCTGGGTCTGGTCGCCGCAGTTCCTCAAGGTCCTGAAGAAGGTCCACATCGCGAAGAAGCGGACCTTCGACGCCAGCGCGACGCCGGACGCTTCAAGCGCCGGCGCGGCGGCGCCGGTCAAGCCGCTCGGCGAGAAGGACCTCGAGGCGCTGCGCGGCGCCATGAAGGACGTCGTGAAGCGCGCGGAGGAGGAGGATCCGAAGGCGCTGCGCCGGCGGATCGCCGCGCTCGAGAAGGAGGCGGCCACGCTGCGCGCCGCGCCGGCGCCGGCGGGCAAGGTGAAGCGCGTCGAGGTGGCGATCGTCGCCGAGCCCCTGGTGAAGCGGATCGAAGCCATGCAGGCGGCCGCGGACAAGACGCTGCAGGCGCTTCAGACCGCCATCCAGGCGCTGCGCGCGGACATGGAGCGGCGCGCGGCGAAGGTTGCGCCGGCGCCGGCTGCAGCTGCGGTGATGCCTCCGAGGCATATTTCGCGGCCTCCTGGTCATACTCCGGCCCCTTCGAGGAATATTCCCAGCGCCGGCGGCCGGTCCGGCGACGCGCGCATGCTCGCCGCGCTCGCCGGCGCGCCGCAGGGTCTCACCCGCATCCGCCTGGCCACGCTCGCCGGCATGAAGGTCACCGGCGGCAGCTTCAGCACCTACCTCTCACGGCTGCGCGCCGCCGGCCACATCGAGGACGTCGGCGACAAGGTGCGCGCAACGGCTGCAGGCCTCGCTGCCGCCGGCGGCGCGCGGCCCGCGCCCACCCCGGAGCAGGTGCGCGATCTCTGGCTGCCTCGGATGAGCGGCGGCGCGCGGCGGATGCTGCAGCTGCTGATCGACGCCGCGCCGAACGGCTTGCCGCGCAGCGAGCTGGCGGCGCGCGCCGAGGTCGCCCAGACGGGCGGCAGCTTCAGCACCTACCTGTCGCGCCTGCGCAGCAATGGCCTGGTCTTCGAGGACAACGGCGTGCTCTACGCCGCGGAGGAACTCGTCGGCTGATCCCCCCGCCACCCACCCACCCCGAATCCATGAACACCGCCATCGCACCGATTTCCCTCGTCCAATCCCGCATGCCGTACATGATCGGCGTGCACGGCCCCGACACCGCCCTCGCCGGCGGCAAGGAGGTCCGGCCCTACGTCGCCTACGCGCTCGACGCCTACCTCCGCGCGCTCGGAGCGGATCCCCTGCGGCCCCTCGATGCGCGCGGCGCGGTCGCGCACGTCAAGATCCGCGACGAGGGCGGCCGCTGGCGGCGCGGCAAGGCGCCGGACATCGCGCCTTCGGTGAAGGTCTTCCTCGAGGATGCCAAGAGGCTGGGGTTCCGGACGGTGGTGGCCTGGGTGCCGCACGGCGCATGGGAGCCGCAGTCGTTCGGACCGGCGACGCCGGCGGACGGGAAGGCCATCGCCAACGCCGCGGAGAGCCTGGAGCGCACTCTCGGCGACCGCGTGGACGCCTACATCTTCGGCAACGAGCAGGAGGCGCTGCTCGGCGACGTGCGCACCTCGCGCGAGGACGAGGCCTACTTCCGCGCCGAGGCCATCGCGGGCCGCACCTGGGCATCGCGGCACAAGTTCTGGATCGCAGGCGCGGACATGTCCGTCCAGAACCTGGTGGACAGCCTGCCGGCGCGGGTCCGCGCCTGGAGCCTCGAGATCGGGAAGGACATCCCGCTGCACGGCCTGGCCGAGCACCTCTACGGCGAGGGCGGCGATCAGCCGGAGCACCTTGAGCCGATGCAGCGCGCGGTGAAGGCCAAGCTCAGCTACCTGCCGCAGATCATCGCGACGGAGTGGGCGATCGGCTTCGAGGGCGTCGGCGTGCCGCGCGGCTCGAAGACCTTCGTCCACGACGGGCGCGCCCGGGCCTTCAACGCGGCGTTCGCCACCGAGCTGGGGGCGCGCCAGATCGCCGGCTGCTACTTCACCCAGCGCGAGCTGCAGGACGAGTCGGGCGCGCTCACGGAGGCCGGCAGGGGCCTGAAGGATGCGCTCTGGGCGCCGGCGGGCACGGTGTTCGAGGCGCCGGTGATGCAGCCGCGGAAGGCCATGCTCAAGGGCATGCGGCTCGAGGCGGAGGCGAAGGAGGCGGCGTGACCGAAAACCCGAAGGGACTCGATCCTGCCGGCCAGTGGTACCAGGCCTGCTTGCGCCTCTTCACGGCAGCGTCTTTCGCCATGGATTTTATGGTGTTCGCTGCGGCGCTCGCAGGCCTGTTCACTCCGCTTGCCTGGCTCTTCCTCGTCGTGATCGTGCTCTGCGTGCTGCAGCAGTACGTGACCAAGTTGTACGCAAAGACCATGCTGGATCCGGATCCGCCGATCTGGTGGAACCACTATCTCAGAATGTTCGACCTCGTCACGCAGCTGGGGGTCTTGGCCGCGTGGATCCTCGTTCTCCAACAGCGCGGAGCATGAGCCGGCTCCTCCTGCTGTTGGCTCCCGCGGCGGCCGGCTGCGGCGAGCAGCACCGCTCCTGCGCGGTGAATCGGAGGCTACCGCGTGACAAGGTTTATGATCGCTAGGAATTTAGCCTTTGCTGCGCCAGCGAGTGCTCCGCTGATGGCTTCCTTCAGTGTCATTCGTCCGATTTCCTTGATGGAGGGCCAAATAGTTGCAAACTGAGCTTCAGCGAGCTCCACCTCCGGCGTCTGATTGCTCAGTGCGCGTGTTGCCTTCTTCAACGTTTGCCGTTGCTTTGGCGAAAGCTCTAAAGTCAAATCGAGGAGCGCATCGATTGCTTTGAACCTTTGCCGAGTCCAGGGGAAGGGCCGTCCGCATGCATCACAGTACGGCGGGGCCTCTATCCCAGGGAGTGACCAGCCCTCACAATCGCCAAGGATAGGCTCTTTACAAGATGGGCTGGTGCAGGCCGAAATAACCTTCTTGCTACATTTAGGACAACGTCCACGTCTAAGTACATGCCCAGGAAGAACTTGCCTACTTACCGTGTGGCCGGAGAGGCAGATTGCTGCGTGAAACTGAATGCCTTGATCAGGACCGAAGCGGCTCATTTGGGGGGACCACCTCCTGCATCGTAGCCTGGCCCGCGAAACTGCCGAGTTACTGTGATTTTTAGCCGTGAGAGTCGAGTGCTGTCCGGAACGTCTCCTCGTCGAAGTGGGAGTAGTGCTCCATCATCGACTTCGACTTGTGGCGCGCCAGGTGGCTGGCCGCGGCGTCGCCGGCGGCGGCCCGGATCCGCGTGACGAAGCCGTGCCGCAGGCTGTGGAGTGACCAGCCGGTCCATTCCGGGTGCCGCGCCTTGAACCGCCGCCAGGAGTTCTGGACGTGCCAAGGGCTGGCGAAGGGCCCGGCCTCGGTGCCGGTCTCGAGCTGGCGCCGGCGCAGGATCGGGACGAGCGCGGGATGCAGCGGCAGGCGCTGCTCGCCGCCCTTGTTCACGGGCGAGCGGATCATCCAGGTGCGGCCCTCGAGGTCCACATCGGCCCACCGCAGGCGCATGGCCTCGATCGAGCGCAGGCCGGAATGCCAGAGGACCTCGAGGAGGTCGGACACCAGCTGCGCCTCGCGGCGGTCTGCCGTGGTCACGGCGGCCAGCACGTCCTCGAGCACCGCCGCCTGCAGGGCGGCGAACTGCGCCGGCGTCACGGCCGGCCGGCGGCCGCGCGGCGCCTTCGGGGCCTCCACCAGTTCGGCGGGGTTGCCCTTGACCAACTGCTGGCGCTGGAGCCACCGGAACAGCATCCGGACGTGCACCAGGTCGCGCGCCAGCGCGGCCGCCGGCAGCCGCTTCGAGCGAAGGTGCAGGATGTAGTCCCGCACGTCCGTCGGCTCGATCACGGCGAGCTGGAAGCGCCCCAAGGGCGCAGCGGCGATCCGGCGCGCGGTGAGCTCGTAGGCGCCCACGGTCTTCGGACTGGTGGTGCCCTCCGCCTTTCTGGCGAGGCACCAGTCGGCGGCTGCCTGGCCGAGGGTCTTGCGCGCGGTGCCGGCCTGGCGCTCGCCATGCTGCTCGATGAACTGCCGCAGCTGGTCCTGGGCGGCGGCGAGCTTGGTGGTCTTGGTGCCTTTCCGGCGCCACTGTCCGCGGTCTGAATAGACGATGTAGAGGTAGCCGTTTGGGTTCCTCCACAGGTGCGGAATGCGGCGGTAAGATGTCAC